ATACAAGATAACGGTAGAGGTATTACCCAAGACGATTTTAATTATTTATCCAAACCTTATACAAGAAAAGAAGGTCAAAAAGAATCTGGGACTGGGTTAGGGTTAAATATTTGTGTCGCAATCTTGGAAGAACATAAGTTTAAGATTACTTGTGAGAAGAATGAAATTGGTACTAAAATGAAAATAAAAATAAAATAAAAAAAGAAAAAATATGATTGATTCAATTTTGTTAGTGGATGATGAGGACTTATTCCACTTGGTTTTTGAGGATAGTTGTTCCTTATTAGACATTACATTGTCATTAAAAAGTTTAAATAGTTCTGATGAGGCCGCTAAATTATTCGCCGATTGGCAAAAAAACTCAAATGGTAAACCTGAATGTGTATTCGTTGACCTTAATATTATAGGTTCATCCTTTGATGGTATTGAACTTATCCGTAAGGTTAATTTTGAGTATGGTAATAACGTAGTTATAGGTATTATATCTTCGAGTAACGAATCGGAAGAACAAGCTAAGGCAGTACAAGCGGGAGCTCAATTTTGGATAATAAAATCTGACGACATTGAACCTCGTTTAGAAGAGTTTAGAAAAGATTACGAAGGTTATAAAAATAGAACCGCACCATTTAAAGTGTATAAGTAATGGTTAAACTCAACAAAGAAACTAAAAACGAATTAATTGAATTATTAAATTCTAAAAGCATTGCTTTAGAAGGTAATATTGTTAAATTATTTGATGCTGAGGGTGATGTTGAGTTTGAAAAATATTTAAAAACTTGTTCTGAGAAAGATAAAGATAATAGAAAAAAACGTTTAGAAATTACTAAACAAGTTCAATTACAAAATAAAGAATTATCCGACCTTAATTTGGAAAATGCAAAAATTATGTCCGAATTACAGACAACTCTTAAAAATGTTGAGGAATCTAAAAATCAAATTGAACTTCAGAACAGGGAACTCATAGCATGGAAAGAAGATAATGAACGAATGGGTCAGGAACTTAAAGAGGAAATAGCCAAGTCAGAAATTGCTCGAATTGATGCTGAAAATGCTAAGAAAAACGCCGAAAATGACCTTGATGTTTTACAAAAAAGAACTCAGTTTCAATTGATTAATACAATTGTAAGAATGGCGTTATTTGTAATTGTTGGTGTTGGTATAGTGACTACGATTTTATATATGACCGCAATCTTTTACAACAAAGACACTCAAATTATCGGTTCAACTTGGAGTAATATGTTTGGTATTTTACTAACTAACGCTTTTAGTATTGTTGGTACAATAATGGGTGTTAAATACGCGTCAGAAAAAAAAGATTAACTTTTTTTCTTTCTTTTTTTAGTTTCAGGTGGTTCAGTTTTATATGTTATTAACACCTCAACTGGATTAATTCGACTTACTTTACTGTTATATTTCCATGTAGAAATGGTAAAGTCGTCTTCATAAACGACTTCCCATTTCGTATGGACTGATATATTTTTTTTATCCACGATATAAAGTTACAAATTTATTTTGTGACTTCCAAATCCATCATATTCATTTCATATGCTCTTGCTAATCGAGTTAAACCGATTCCACCACCGAATCTTTGAAAAAAAGTTAAAGATAAGAATTCTTCTAACTCTTTTTCAACTCTTTCTTTTCCAAAAAGTTCGAACAATTTATCACAGTATTTACCATTCTCAATGGTATAAAACATTTCTCTCATTTTTCCAACATCACAACTTCTTTCGGCACTTCCAATTGTTTCTTGACCAAAAAGAATAACGTCAATTTTGTTAAATACATTGTTAGTTCCATGTTTCATGTTCCAAAATGGATTTGTCCTCAACGGAAAATGTTCGAGTGAAATTACATCACCTATCTCGTGCCACATTTTTGTTTCATGTTCATTTTCTAAAATTTGAGTTTCATATTCCGCACACATACCTTCATAAGTTACGTATTTTGGGGTTCCAAAACCTAAGAAAAGTAACAATTCTTTTTCTAATTTTTGTAATTCACTGATACCTCCTTTGGATTCAAATTCAAACATAGGGAAAATTAATTCATGACGACCTGGTATTGGATTTTTTTCTTCCCTGTACGAAGTTGAAACACAAAACACGCCTGACCATTCAGGATTCTTTAATAATTCATATTCTAACCACATTTGTCCTGTTTGTGGTAATGGCCAAATTTTACCACTATACTCAAATGTTTTAACAGAATGTGGATTTTCACATGCCGCCAAAATTGAGAGTCTTGATTGTGTTGGTACTTCGATGAATCCTTTCATCAAGAAAAAATACCTTAATTTTTGTACTAATTCATTGTAGATTTTTGTTTGTTTCATTTTTTTTTGTTTTTTTTTAGTTTATAGGCAAAAAAAATCCTCCCGAAGGAGGACTTATTTACTTTATGTTTTTAAGTTTGAAATTCATATTTGAGAAATAAATATAACAAAGTTTAATAAAATAAAGACTTACTTACAAAAAAGTTTATATTTATTGTTATATGAAAATTATTCTCAAAGAAGACCAATTAAAAAAAATTTTAAATGAAGATTTAGGTGTTTCTAGACCTGCAATTGCGTATACAAATTTAATATTTAGAAAAATTCAAGGTGTTGTTTTGGATTTTGTAAAAAACACGGAAAAAAAGAATGATAAAAAAATTGAACATTTAGTAATTGGTCTTGATGACATAAAAACTATTTGGCAAAATGATATTGATGATTTTTTAGAATTACCTATTGAGGTTATAAATTTAAAAATTGAATTATACAAATCATCAAATAAAAAAAAGGATTTGGTGTTTGGTTCAGGAGGGGGGGCATATCAAGTCGAGGAGAAAAAAACCGGAAGTTCTTATTTAAAAAGACCAAGTTTATTAATTCCTAAGTACATATTGGACAATCCAGAAGTTAATAAAACTTTAGTATCTAATATAGATTTTCAAGTTTATATTACCGAAAATTATAACGATAATTTTGAAAAAGAATTATTATTTGATGTTAGAGACACCATTTTTCATGAAATGAATCATGTTTTAGAATTTTACAAACGAGGTCTTGAGGGGACATCTATCGACCCCCGTTTAACTTATTCGGGAGGTAAAAACTACAATATACCAAAAGAAATATTCCAAATATGGAATCGATTTTTAACATATTTGTACTACTCAGAACCTTTTGAAATAAATGCAATGAGTCAAGAAATGTATAGTAAAAGATTGAGGATGACATTCGAGGAATTACAACAAGAAAATTATTATAAAATATCAAAAGAAATGGAATCTTTTGATGCGGATTCATTTTTTGACATGTTGGTATCAAAAATTGAAGAAAGAAGTCCTGATAAAGTTATTTATATTCTTGTAAATTTATACAAATGGTTTATGAGAGATTATTTATCAATATCTAAGTCTGAAGGTTTAGAACCAAATAAAAAAATTACATCATCAAAAGAAATATTGAGTTTGATGAAGAAATTAGAACCAAGAATTCGAAAATCCGGTGACAAACTTCTAAGAAATTTTAGAAGATTATACTCATTAAATCCTGAAGTTTAAAATAAAAAACCCCTCTTTTGAGGGGTTTTTAATTAATCTTCATTTTTTGTCGCTTCACTTATTTGTTTTTTTGTCTGAGTGAATTTGTCTACAGAAGACAGACCCAAACATCCAAAAGCTAAAAGTGCCACAGCATCAACCAAATATTGAGCAGGCGCCACATCCGCGGTTGTGAATTGGTTGTGATACATAGTGACACATAAAGAAAGTGCACACATAATACCTACAAATCTTTTTGAAGATGGATTACCTTTTTCATCTTTGAATAATCCACTAATCCAAGAAATTGTTTTTTTCATTTCTAATTTGTTTTTTTTTGATTTATCGGCCTTGGCCTCTGTATTTTTTAGGTCTTTCGGTTTTAGGTCCGTAACTTTTTTTAGACTTACCTGTTCGTTTAACACCAAATGTTACTTTTTGGGTTTTTGTGTCTTTAGATGTTTTTAGTTTTGCCATTTATCTAATTTATTTTTAAATAAATATTTACTTTTTTCACTGAAGTATTATATTTTACAAATTTCGCATAAAAAAAGGGGATAGTAGCGAACTTCCCCTTTTTGAGTTATCGTAACGATAACGGTCCTAAAAGTCCTCAGTTAAGAGGATTATTTTTCTTTAATTAAATTCATACATCTTTTTAGATATTCTTTAGTTCTTGGAGTTGGGTCTTGATGAGCAAGTACTTTTTCAATGTCCCTAACTAATTCTTCACCATGTTCATTTTCTTTATAAAGTTCAATAACTTTATCCATGGCTTTTAAACATCCACCATTAGTTTCATCAAAATAATTTTTATTTCTGAATGTGTTCAGGTGATTCATAAGATTATATGCAATATTTTCACCACCATCTTTAATATTTGGATGTAAACGTAAAGTTTTTAGAACGTCTAAGGCATCAACCATTCCTGACACACCTCCATCTCTAACATACATGTCAGAAGTGTAACTTTTATAATCTTTTGCTTTTCCAACAATCTCATCTAATGGAATAACATTGTTAGTTAAACATCTCTGTTTAACTTCCTTAGTTTCTCCACCTTCATTTTCTAATAAATGTCTTCTGATTGATTTTTTTATATCTTTTTCGTTTATTACAATTTTTTTCATGATAATCTCTTTTTGTAATAAATATTTGATAATTGGTAATAATTCAAGAGTAAATTATTCTTCTTTTTCGTTTTCATTTGGTAACATAAATTGTAACCAAATATCAAAACACAAATAACAAATCCACCAAATTAAATCATTGATGGGATAATCAAATGGGAATCGTTTGGTCATATAAAGGAGGTATATAACTTTAACGAATACACCAATTCTAAGAACTATTAATAGTATTGAAATTAATCCTTTCATAATTTTACCTCAAATCTTTCTTTCATAATTTGTAATTTATCATCAGGAACTCCATGAAGGTTTTTACCACCATGACGATTTTCAACAATAACACAAAAAACCATATAACCATAATTTTTTGCCAATTCAAAATAAGGTTTCATTTCCCATTCTTGGGTGAATGTATTTGAAACGGCAATTTCTCTATAGAATTGGTCATTTATCAAACTATCTTTCATGTAAGTTTCAACCAAGTCCTGACAATACTTGTGAGCATCCTTCAGTTTGGTAACATCGAAGTTATAATCACCCGTTTCTTTATCGATAAAATACTTATCTGCCTCACATACCAAGAAGTCATCACCGACTAATTTCTCGGCAAATGTTGATTTACCCGAGCCAGGTAACCCTCTAACAATATATAATGTTTTATTCATATTCACAAAGATAAGAATATTTATCAATAAAAGAAAATTTAAAATGGATAATTTAGATAAGTTAATATCGAAAGTTCTAAAAGAAGAATTTAATCCATCAATGTCCTTGGTTAAGGATGTTAATGTGTCGAAAGAAATGAGATACCATCTTGATAACAATGTAAGTTTAAGTGAAAATATTTTTAGAATTTATTCAGAAAAATATTTTGATTTAATTAATGAAGCTCGTGATTTGTACGATAAAAATTTATTAAGATTAAATGACGAAGATACTTGGTTAGTAGAGTCTGATTTAGGTAAAAAAGTTCTTTTAGAAAATGGAGAGGAAGTTTATTTAGACGCACCAATATATGAAGAGGATTTATGGGAGATTATCACCGAAGCAAAACACAGAGGTAAAAATGTCAAATTAAATAGTCCATTTAGAACTCCTGGAGGACCTAAAAAGTTTGCGGTTTATGTTAAAACTCCAAAAGGGACAATTAAAAAGGTTACCTTTGGTGACCCAAATCTTAGAATTAAAAACGCCAGTAAAGGTAGAGCAAAATCATTCAGAGCTCGACACAAATGTGACCAAAAGAAAGATAGAACTACCGCAGGGTATTGGTCTTGTAATGTGTCAAGATATCGAAAAAAATTAGGATTAAAATCTTCAAGAAGTTGGTAAAATGGAAAAGTTACCGTTTAAAGAAACAATTCAAAATGATTATCGGGTAAGAACTTTTTTAGAAAATGTTGAGTTTTCTGATTTAAAATGGCATACAGATGAACAAGATAGAATAGTTATTCCTTTACATGAAACCGATTGGAAAATTCAATTGGATAATGAATTACCGATTACAATGATTAAAGGTAAAAAATATTTTATACCTGAAGGAATTTACCATAGAGTGATTAAAGGAAACGGAGACTTAAAAGTTAAAATATTTTTTAAGTAAACATTTGGATTAATTGACTCAGTTTAATAGTCACATCAATTCCTTTGTAATAACCAATTAACAACATTCTTTTCACAATGATAAATATATCATTTATGGTATCTATTCAAAGCATTTTGAGTAATAAGTACAAATTCTGTTTCTTTAAATTCCTCGAGATTTCTTGAGTTAGTGTAAGACATTGCAGATTTTAAATAGTCTTTGAAATTTTCAGTCCACCCATCTAACGTGTATTCCACTTTATTGTATTTAGAAATCCCTTCAGATGTGGTTAATTTGGTCTTACCCCATTTTTTTTGGACTTCTTTAGTACTCATACCTCTGAAATTTTTGTAGAAATATTTTCTCATTTTAGGGAATTTTTCCCAAATGTATTTTGATTGTTTTTCTGATATAGGAATTAGTTTAAATAACTTAGTTTCAGAACAAGATTCTAAAGTTTTATTTAATACTCCACCTAACATAACGTAATCCGCCCCTAAAGCTAACGCCTTTATTATGTCATCGTAATTTCTGAAACCTCCATCGGCAATTATTTTAGTTTCATAATTGTTACTTTTTTTAATTTCGTAACATTCTTTTATTAGTGACGCCATAGGATAATGAACAC